GCTTGAATTTATATATCCAGTAATAAAAGCAGTAGTCCTTGAACCTGAGCCAGTGTAAGTTCCACCATAAAATTTCTGTATTTTTAATACACCAGCATCATGAGTTATATTCCCTTTTACTCGCCCATTTATAATAGTTTCTTGATTGCTAGAAGCTACAGTTAAAGTTGTACATTCAATGTCTCCATTTATATTTGAACCTAGATAATACTGATTTGCATTACCTAAAGAAACCGTTGCTCCTTTTATACTTCCATTTAAATTAAAAGACCTACATTGACCAGCAGAAGATGAAACTGAACCTAAAATTGTTCCATTTACTGTATAATATCCTGCTCTTCCAATAAATGCATTTACAGATGCTGGAGTTTCAATATATCCATTAACTACTGCTGAACCAGGAAAGTCAATACCTCCAAGTAATCCATAAAAGTTACCTGATAAATTAGTCAATCCAGTTCCATTGAATGCTCCTATAGTTCCAAATCTAGCGTCAAATGATTGACAATTAAATGTTATATTTCTTCGACCAGTATACTGGTCTATATTAACTTGTGCACCAGTTCCAATACTATATAAAGAAATTATATCAACAAACAAATCAACTGCACTACCAACTGTTACTGCAAAAAATTGTGAGCTTGCATTGTTTCCGTGCCAATTCCCTCCAACAATATATTCAGGAATTAAATTTGCTGATGTACTGCTGAATAAAACAAAATTTCCCCAGCTAATGTTATTATCTCCACAATCAAACCAAAAACCAGGCTTAAACCAATTTGATGTGGCAGTAGTACTTGTAACTAATTTTATTGTTTTAATTGTCCAATAAGTTAAAGTAATTGTTGAACCAGTTCCAGTTGCTGTTTTGCTTATAACAATTGTATTTATAGTCTTTGAAACAACTACTGAATTATAAGGAATATTTGTACCAGTGATATATTGACCTACTTTAATACTAGTAGTATCTGTAACACCTGTTATCGTAGCACTTCCATTAGCTGTACTTCCTGTTACAACTCCTGTGTTTGTAGTGGATGATAAAGCATATTCAACACTTGCATAAGGTTTGTCGATATTTCCTCTTCCTGAATCTCCATTATCAGATCCATTAACTGAATCGATGTAAAGGATATCAGTTTGCGGAATTGTAGTTGAACCACCTGCTGCAAATATCTCAAGAACAATACCTGAACCATCTTTATAATGCACAAGTCCATCGCTCTTATCAAAAAAATAAGTGGAATTAGATACTCCAGTCCACTCATTAGAATTATCTATTACTTTAGAGTAAGGGATTCCAGTTGTGTAGGCTGTTAGGGTTAATCCTGATGGATTTGTTATTGCCATGTTTATGCGTTTTTAATTTCAACAATTAAATCATCGACAAGTGAGATATTCAATTCAGAATATTCAACTCTAAAAAACCCATCAATTGAGCAATATTCTGCAAACATATTGTTGAATATATTTATGTTTATATAATTTGTACTCGCATTATTGTCAACAGGTTTAAATGAATAAACCATATCAACAACAGCTTGTGCAGATGGACAAAGCTCAGTTAATACTTTTTTGTTTTCGTTTTCTGATATTATTTGGCATTCTCCGTAGCCAAAAATGTGTAATGTGTTGTAGTTTTCCATTTTTTATATATTTTTAAGCGTAAATAACTTCTGTTGTATCAATAGAACAAGTCCATTGTATATTGGTAGATGCGGATCCAATTACTTGTACTAATAGCCCTCCGTAAAAAGTGCTAGCGGCAATTGTAGGCGTTCCCCACCCAGGAGTGTTTGAGACTAATGTAACATTTCCAGTTTCTAAAGTTACTGATGCAGCATTAGAACCTCTAACTATAAGTCCATCAATATCCCATGCTGCAACATTAGTTGTGCCTGATTGTTTACCTATAATACTTCCTTTAAATCTATATCCACTTTGATTAGAAAGAATGACTTGATTGTTAAAGCCTGCCGCATCATTATCTGCCGTTAAAGTGGTTGAGGTTGCGTTAGTTGTTCTCCTTTTTAAAATAAATAAAGACTTTTGAGAATCACCAGATGTTTGTATAAAGTTGCCTGCATATGAGTATCTACCATAAATACTAAAAGTATCGCTATACCTTCCTAATGCAACGGAATATTGACCGCTAGCTGTATTTCTAGACCCCATTGATAATGATAGAAATCCAGATGTTGTGTTTTCTCTACCAAAACTATATGCATAACTAGTATTACTGACATTATAGTGACCTATAGCCATAGATTCTTGACCGCTAGCAGTACTTTGATAGCCTATTGAAAAACTTTGCAAATTACTTGCAGTTCCAAAGCCTAATACCGCTGAATTAACACCGCTAGCAGTTCCAGTTCCTATAACAATAGCTGATGAATTTGTAGCATTCCCATCACTTCCTATTGATATTGAATCTGTTCCACTTGCAGTATTTTCTCTACCCATTGCAACTGAGTAATTACCACTTGCAATTCTTGATGATGCGGCTCTCGTGAGCTGTAAATCTACTGAATATTGACCTCTCTTATTGCCTCCAGCTGTTCCACTGTTTGGAATAGCGGCAATTATAGCCCCATTACCTTTTGGTACAATAGCAACATCCATATTGGTTGAAGCACTTGTAGCTATAAGAGCTGCAACTGGAACAGTGGCATTGGGAGAAGTAGTTACTCCTGTTTCTGTGAAATATGTTAAGCCTCCTGATGAAGAAAATATTTCTAACACATTTCCACTTCCATCTTTATAATGAACAAGATTATCTGTTTTGTCGTAAAAATATGTGCTATTTGAAACTGATGCCCAATCTGATGAACTATCGGTTACTTTTGTTACCTGAATACCTAATTGATATTTTGATATACTTAATGATGTTACGTCTGATACTGCCATTTTTATATATTATTAACCATAAATAACTTCTGTTGTTTCTACCATACAAGTCCATTGTATGTTTGTTGATGCGGAGCCAATTACTTGAACTTGAAGACCTCCACTTGTTGTGTTTGCTGATAACACAGGAGTACCCCAACCAGGATTGTTGCTAACCAAATCAACAGATGAAAAAGTAAGTGTTGTAGATGCAGCGTTTGCGCCTCTTGCAATTAAACCTGTAATTTTCCACATACATGCATTTGTTGTTCCTGATTGCTTTCCTACAATTGTCCCTGTGAATCCGTAAGCTGAATTGTTAGACAAAGTAACCTGCGAACTTAATGGTTGACCTCCAACTGTTAGTGCGGTTGGTGTATTTCCAGTCGTTCTAACGCCTAATGGAAATGTTGATTTTTGACAATTTCCAGAAACAGTACCACTACCATCTGGATTTCCAACCGTATAGCCAAATGTATTCCTACCTGTTATGCTAAATGCGTTTGATGAATTACCCATAGCATAAGAAGCAACACCACTTGCTACGTTCCCATATCCGCCAAACGCCATACTAAATTGCGCAGTAGCTTGATTTGAGCCATTTATAGCTGTTGAATTATCTCCGCTTGCGATAGTGTCACCATAAGAATAAGACCCGAAAGCTACTGCGCCATAACCACTAGCTGTTGTTCTTGACCCATGCGCAAACGCTAAAATATTTGATGTAGTGGCTTGTTGTAATGCTGTAGACTGATTTCCTCCAGCGAACGCTAAATAACCACCAGCAATAGCATAAGTATTATATGCCCTATTATCTCTACCGCCAATTATTGTAGAATAATCTGAACTCGCTACCTTATCTGCATTTGATCTTGGGCCATGCTGTAAATCTACAGCGTATTGACCTCTCTTATTACCACCAGTTGTGGTGTTATCTGGTATATCAGCTAAAATTGCACCAGCTCCTTTAGCAACGATAGCAACATCCATATTAGTTGATGCACTTGTTGCGATAAGTCCTGCAACAGGAATGGTTGCATTAGGAGAAGTTGTTACACCTGTTTCCGTAAAGTATGTTAATCCGCCCGTTGACAATGCTTGCCAAGATGTAGTATAGGTATAATTAAAACCAGACGTTGTGTCGATATATTGATCACCCGTAGAACCAGAATGTGTTGGCGCACCAGTACCAACTGTATAAGTAACTCCTTGGTCTCTTTTTGTATATGTTATTGCCATAATTAGTTATTTAATAAATTTGTACATTCTTGTAAAGCTGCGTCAATAATTGATTTATCATTTGAGTCCATTTCTGAAACCATCAAACAAACCACATTTCCTTCTATAGGTTGTATATCCAATCTATCCACATCAGTCGTGTATACCACGTAAGATATTGCGTTAACTTGTGTTAGACAGAAATCTCTTAAAGCAATAAATGGTGCTTTTTGAGATTCATCAAAATCACTAACGAATCTTGGAATAATTTCCAAGCTAGCATTTGTAGGTATAATCATCAACGCTGTGTCCTCGTTTCTATATACTATTTGTTTAAATGTTTCCATAATTAATAATTTGTATTTTCATAAAGTAAACCACCAGCTAAATCATTAGCGGCATATGATGTACTAGCACTAAAAGGCACTAGCAAACCATAACTAGAACCATTGCAGTTTGTTATAGTATGGAAATTATAAATATTTGTTGATGTTGATGCGCTAGAACTACATCTTAAAGGCCCTCTTGCATTTGCAACTTTTAAATAAGACCCTGGGTATAGATATAAATCACCTCCATCTTTTATGATTGTTGGAACCGTTGTTCCTGTAACTGTAGATTCTATTTTTTTATAATTCCTAAGCGTTCCTGTTGATGAAATAGTAATAGATCCTGATGTCAAAATGATGTCTGCATTATTTACCATTTCACCATTTAATGCAATTGAAGTGGTATTTAACTCCCCATTAACAATTAATTTTGAGCCCGCAGCTATTGATGCATTTCCTGGTGTTACTTTGGCATTAAGAATCATTTTAGATGTGTTTTGGAGCGTTATGTTATAAGGAGTCATATCAGCATTTACTTCAACTACTGCACTATTTCTACTTACAATACCCCAAGTCGGCACTCTATAAATTCTATTATATCCAGCGTCACAATAAAGATAACTCGTGTGCTGACCGTATAAATCAACATTTCCATTTAATATTGCAGCATCTGGGATATTGCCATACATAACCATACCTTTTAAGTTACAAGTGGTACTACCAACTATATTTGAATAAAAAGGTACTCTAGTAGCACCTCCACCTTTGCCATTAAAGCTAACGCTACCTGTTATTGTACCATTTGAAAACACCATATTGCTTCCTCCATTTCCACCATCGCTTATAGCATAAACAGAAGCTGGAGTGGTTATAGAACCATTCCAATATCCAGACCCTTGGAAATAATCATATAATACACCGCCCAATAAGCCATATGTGTAATCTATATCAAAATAAACATTTTGGAATGACCAACCAATTCCACATGCATATCCAAGTTTAGCATTTAAAATTTTACCACTAAATCTATAATTACCATAATAATATGGTGAAGTACCTAGTGTTAAAACATAAGAAGTTGTATTACTATGTATACTTGTGAATTTAAAACTCATTGTTGTATCCGATGTTTGAACATTCGCAACATTATAAAACCACTTACTAGTTGAAGTTGTGCCATAATAATTAAACTCTCCATTGTTTATATATGGTATAACCGATAAAGCAGTAACTTCATAAAGACTAAAAGCTCCCCACTTAACTATCACAGAAGGATTAGAATCGAAATAGAAACCTTGTCTAAACCAATTGGATGTTGCTGTAAAATCACCATTTAGTCTAAGTAATTTAGGTGTCCACCAAGTTAAGGATGCGCCACTTGATGAAGCTGTTGCAGTTGTGCTAATCGTTATTGTAGAGCCAGTTTTTGACAAGACAACAGAATTATAAGGAATACCATTTCCAGTTATAAATTGTCCAGATTGAACACTTGACACATCTGTTGTCCCAGTGATAACTGCACTACCAGATGATGTTATTGCTGTAAAACCGCCTGAGTTTGTCACTGATGATAATACATATTCTACAGAAGCATATGGTTTATCTATATTCCCCCTGCCTGAGTCTCCATTGTCAGCCCCGTTGGTAGCATCAATATAGATAATGTTAGCCTGAGGAACTGTTGCGCCACCACTACTAAATACTTCCAATACAGTACCACCTGAGTTTTTATAGCGAGGCAATCTATCAACCAAATCATAAAAATAAGTTGAGTTTGATACACTTGACCAATCACTAGATCCACTTGTGGTATAGCTATAATTTATTGCTGCGGCTTGTGTGGTTGCCGTTAATGCTGTTACTGCCATAATTATTTACTTTTTATCATATTTATGAAGTTATCATAAATTAGTTTTTCATCATCAGATAACTCTGAATAAACAATTTCCACTTGAGTGCTTGGAACTATACTTTCGCCATATTGTGCTAAAGCTCTCTTATACTCTGATGTAGTTTCTTGCACTACTATTTGTTGTAAATTTTCCATAATTATTATATTAAAATGTTTCCTTGATTATCGTGTGTATTTATTATACCTTGTGTGATGTTAGGATGAACTGGTGTTGTCATACCAGCATATACGTTATTGGCATATTTTGGTGTATAAGCACTAGCGCCATGAAGAGCATATGCTGATGCATTACCAACTCTAAGTGTACAATTAGTGATTACACTATCACTAGATGTAATAGCGACTGCGTGACCATCAGAATTATTCCACAAACTTTCAATAGTACAATTTGTGGCCTCAACACTATGTGCATTTAAAGCAACAGCTGCTGATGATAATAAAACACAATTGTTAAATTTTAAATCACCACCTAATGAAGCATAAAACGCATTGTTAACTGTTGACCACAATAAACAATTGTCATATCTTGAATTTGCGTTATAAATATATGCAGCATAACTACCACTTGAAATGAATACTGAATTTCTAGCTAAACCATTATTAAACAATAAACAAGCATAACTAGTTAAAGAATAGATATAAGAATTGGTTATACCATATGCGCCATTAACAGCGGCTGATGCGTAAGATATTACAGTTGTATTATTTAAATAACAATCACCTACAGATGTTCCAGTTCCTCTATTTATGACATTACAATTATTTAAAGTAACACCAGCTGAAGCTAAAGCACCACTAGATGTTGAAGTCCCTATAAATGTACAATTATTAAAATTAGAACCTGAACCTTGCACACCAATACCTGCACCAGTAGTTATAAGAGTTAAGTTGTATATATTACCTGGTTGAGAGAAGTGGAATAAAACACCATTTTGATTTGTTTTTATGGTTGTTCCATTAAAATAAACATTGTAAGGTGAGAATGGAACACGATTAATTACATATCCACCCGTAGCGTTTGTTCTAATTATGTTATAATTATAAATAAAGTGATCGTCATTTGTTCCAAAAGAGAATGTATCTGTATCTCCACTTGCTGTATGGAAATAGGAGTGACCATTACCCTGAAGGATGACATTTGGCTTTATTAAAACAGTTGTACCACTTACGCTTTCTGTATAGTCAGCAAACACTTCAATAGTTTGACCTGCACTAGCAGCAGACATAGCCAAGCTAAGTGTTGCATAATATGTATATGTGCCTCCAGAATTAGAAATACCAAACACACCAGTCGAACCGCTTATTGAAGATGATGATCTATATTTTATTGTACCATCTGTATCTCTAACAAGCAGCTGAGTTAAAGTATTATCGTTTGAAGGTGCTGTATTGATGTTTAAATTTGGAACATAAACAGTGTTTGCTATTCCTCCTGTAATATTATTACCCAAAACAATAGTTCCACTTCCACCAGCAGTACTTCCAGAACCATGAACGAATGAAGTTAAACCAGAAGCAATTGATGATATACCTCCAGCGTGTGAATAATTACCACTAGCTACTGTTGAACTACCTTCTGAGTGACTTGCAGTTCCAGATGCTGTTGTAGATTGTCCTTCAGCATGACCTGCAACGTTAGACGCTGTTGTTCCAGATCCTTCAGTATGACTTTGATCACCTGTTGCTTTTGTCGATAGACCTTCTGAATGTGAATATAACCCGCTTGCCGTTGTTGCACCACCTTCAGCGTGAGATGCTGTATTTAATGCACGAGTATTTAAACCTTCAGCGTGTGCAGCTTGAAATGTTGCTTGATTTGATTGACCTTCAACGTGAGAATAAGCACCAGAAGCTAGTCCGCCATAACCTTCAGCGTGCGCTCCTTGACCATTTGCTGTTCCAAATAAACCTTCAGCATGTGATTGAGCACCTCCTGCTGTTGTTAAACTTCCTTCTGCGTGAGAACTACTTCCTGAAGCTATTGTTGAATATCCTTCGGCGTGTGAATAAATACCAATAGTAATCGCACTATAACCTTCAGCATGTGATGAATCACCACTAGCTATTGTTAAATAACCCTCAGCATGTGAATAAGCACCAAAGGCCGTTGTGCCACTTCCTTCTGAATGCGCTGTATTGCCAACTGCTGTTGTTTGCTGACCCTCTGCGTGAGATGATTGACCGCTGGCTATAACACCATCACCTTCTGCATGTGAATAAGTACCTATTGCATTAGATCCATTACCTTCTGAGTGAGAGTAATTTCCATATGCATTAGAACCATTTCCTTCAGAGTGAGAACCAATTCCAAATGCTTGAGAACCATCGCCTTCTGCGTGAGAATGATTACCATAAGCATTAGAACCATTACCTTCTGCGTGAGAATTATCTCCATAAGCGTTAGACCCATTACCTTCAGCGTGCGATGTAGAACCTGATGATCTCGAGCCATTACCTTCTGCGTGAGAGTATAATCCTATTGCTTCAGAATAATTACCTTCAGCATGAGAAGATTCTTCGTAGGCTGTTGTGTAATAACCTTCAGCGTGAGAATTAAGACCAATTGCAATTGCATAATAACCTTCTGCGTGAGAATAATCACCTAATGCTGTTGTTGTAAATCCTTCAGTGTGAGAACCACTACCAGTGGATGTTGTACTTCCACCTTCAGCGTGCGAATAACCACCAATAGAAGTAGACATAAGGCCTTCTGCATGTGAAAACTCACCAATTGCCGCTGTTTGATCACCTTCAGCGTGAGAATTAACACCAATTGCCGCTGTTTGATTACCTTCAGCATGTGATGAAACACCAACAGCAGTCGTATAACCACCTTCAGCGTGTGATGAATCACCACTAGCTATTGTTAAATAACCCTCAGCATGTGATGAATCACCACTAGCTATTGTTAAATAACCCTCAGCATGTGCAGCTGTATTTGATGCGGTTGTCCCAGAACCTTCAGCGTGTGATGAAACACCAACAGCAGTCGTATAACTACCTTCAGCGTGTGATGAATCACCACTAGCTATTGTTTGTTGCCCCTCAGCATGTGAAACTGTACCTATGGCAACTGTTCCATTACCTTCAGAATGTGACGCACTACCACTAGCAGTTGTTCCTAAACCTTCAGCATGTGAATTAACACCAATAGCTTTTGTGTTAGCACCTTCAGAATGCGATGCAGCACCAATGGCAGTTGTATTATTACCTTCAGCATGTGATGAAGTATTTGATGCAGTTGTATTATTACCTTCAGCATGTGAATTTTGACCAATAGCATTTGTGTTAGCACCTTCAGCATGTGAAGATTGACCACTAGCTATTGTAGATTGACCTTCAGCGTGTGAATTGATACCATACGCTAATGTTTGACTACCTTCAGTATGTGAATTATCACCAATTGCAGTTGTTTGACTACCCTCAGCATGTGATGAACTACCACTTGCAATTGTACTATCACCCTCAGCATGCGATGCATAACCACTTGCTATCGTAGCAACACCTTCAGCGTGTGAATAATCACCAACAGTTGTTGTATTAGCACCTTCAGCATGTGATGAACTACCACTAGCTATTGTAGTATTACCCTCAGAATGTGAATATAAACCACTAGCCCTTGTTAAATAACCCTCAGCATGTGCAGCTGTATTTGATGCGGTTGTTCCAGAACCCTCAGAATGTGATGAATCACCAACAGCTATTGTAAAAGCACCTTCAGCATGTGAACCACGAATACCAATTGAAGTTGTTGCATAACCTTCAGCGTGAGATGTATCACCAATAGCATTAGTATCTTCACCTTCAGCATGTGATGCTCCACCAATAGCTTTAGCACCTTGACCTTCAGCATGCGAATTATTACCAAAAGATGATGTGCCATAACCTTCAGCATGTGAATAATCACCACTAGCAGTTGTTAAATAACCTTCAGTATGTGAAACTTCACCACTAGCTGTTGTTTCGACACCTTCAGCATGTGAATAATCACCACTAGCTATTGTTTCGAAACCCTCAGCGTGTGATGAAATACCACTAGCTATTGTAAACTGACCCTCAGCATGTGAACCACCAATACCAATTGAAGTTGTTGCATAACCTTCAGCGTGAGATGTATCACCAATAGCATTTGTGTTAGCACCTTCAGAATGCGATGCAGCACCAATGGCAGTTGTATTATTACCTTCAGCATGTGATGAAGTATTTGATGCAGTTGTATTATTACCTTCAGCATGTGAATAATCACCACTAGCAGTTGTTAAATAACCTTCAGTATGTGAATTATCACCAATTGCAGTTGTTTGACTACCCTCAGCATGTGATGAACTACCACTTGCAATTGTACTATCACCCTCAGCATGCGATGCATAACCACTTGCTATCGTAGTAACACCTTCAGAGTGAGAAGCTATTCCTATGGCTGTTGTAGATTGTCCTTCAGCATGTGATGATGTCCCACTAGCTATTGTTGAAGCTCCTTCTGAGTGAGAGTCACCGCCTATTGCTGTTGTTCCTTGACCTTCGGCGTGAGACGCAGTACCCAAAGATATAGAAGTATCACCTTCTGCGTGAGACTGATCGCCTACTGCTGTTGTGCCACCTCCTTCTGCGTGAGAATTTATACCCGTTGAGCTTGTATTATATCCTTCAGCATGTGCATTTAAACCTGCTGCAACTGTGAACCTACCTTCAGCGTGTGATGATTCACCACTTGCTATTGTCCCCTTACCTTCTGCATAACTATAGTCACTAGTTGCATCTAAGCCAGAATCATTATTGGCTTTTATAGAATAACTGCCACTCGAACCAGAAGTAAATACTGAACTTCCAGTTAAATAAGATTCTAATGGCGCAGATCCTACAAAATAGGAGCTTGCTGACAAAGAAGAAAATAGTGGATTATCTGTGACACTAATTGTATAAATAGGTGCAGAACCACTATAACTTAAAGAGGCATCAATGTTAGTTGAGGCGGATACAATAGTTGTTCCTGTATTTGCGGCAACTTGTAAGTTTATTACAGTGTCCTGTAAACACTCAAAGTTGTTATTTATTTTAACTCTACCTTCATTTGGATTGTCAGTAGATAAAACTTGTTGTATGGTGCAGGCTGTTAAAGGCATTTTCTCCGATTTATTTCTTTATAAATATTTGGAGAAAATATTAACTAAGGTTTTTAAGTTAAAAATTTATGTTCAAAAATTTAATGACATCTTTATTGTCTAAACTACTAAAATCGGTAGAGAAAAGTAGAAATTCTTTTATGAAGTTTTTATATTTTTTTATTGGCTCCTGATTGGCTTTTCCCTGTTGTTGAACAACCATTCTAGAAGGCACATCAATTTCTATTGTAACGTGTGGTTCATTCTTTCCATCTCTTATTGAAAGGATTATGGATAAGCCATTTTTTATTTTTTGCTTATAGTTATTTCCCCCTACACAATGACCCATAACTTTGCCCTCATACTTCAACTCTTCCGCATTTAGAAGATATAGGAAATGTTTCTTATCAGAGAATCTAAAAACAATTCTTTCCTCGTCTATGTTTGGAATATTTATTTTCTCAATTTCATACTTTGAAATCATTTCTAAGTGCCAAATAGCTTGACATTCAAAAGCTTCCTGAAATGAGTAAGCAAATAAATCAATCTTTGTTTCTATAGCCCAATCCACAATTAGTCTTAGGTCAACAATTCGATTTAAAATGGAGATGTTCTTTTTTGCTTCTTTAGCAATCCAAACATCATATTTATGTTTTCTCTGATTGTTTTTTAAATCATCCTTACTAATATTTGTACCTACATAACCAAGACTTTCACCTACTTGAGAAATTTTTCTAATTATATCCTCAACTTCATTTTCAGACATATACTCAACCCCCTCCTTTTTTGTGTTTGGGATAAAAATGCTTTTTATAAATGATTCTCTTTTGGATAACATATTAGCTAGAATTTGCTTTTTTTGGTGGAAATAGCTAAAATATTAGCTATGATTTAGTCAACATATATTTTTAAAAGAATCTTGTCTGTTGTTGGTATTTCTTCTATTGAATAACCCCCTGTGTTGACGTTTGAATCGTCGATTCTTACTTTGTTGATTCTATAACTTTTTTGAAATGAAAATTTATTCTCATTATCATCCAACTGAAAGTTTACTACTGTATAGCACTTCATAACAACCCTAAGTTTGTGTTGCAAGATTGTTAACTTTCTTCTTAGGAATAGTTTTTTTTCTATGATAAATTCTCTAGCAATCATAAATTATTCTCCTTTACTTCTTTTGCTTCCAGGTTTTGGTCCACGCTTTTTCTTTCTACCTGGTTTCTTTTTATAGTTATATTTCTTTTTTTCTTTTACAGGCTCACCTTCTTCCACATATTCCTCAGCTTGTTTTTTGGCTTCATCTATAATTGAGTTTTCACCCTCAAAAAGCAAATCAACCGCAAGCAAATCCTTGTAAGGATCTTCAGATTCTGTGATTGCAGATTCTATATCAGTCGATAGCACACTTAAGATTTCCGCTTTAAAATCTGGAATGTTATGAAAATTTAAAAGGTCTTTCTCTATGTCTTTATCCCAAGTTGCCACAATAGTTCCATTTTCAGTATCAACGGAAATTGATTCAAATTCTGCATTCGCAACTGAGATTAAATTTTTTCTCTCAAAAACCCTCATAGATTTTGTCATTTCCTCACCATCAGAAAAAATAACCTCACCAGGATTAATAGAAACCAAAATATCATCCGAATCTTTCACCTTTACAAAGAACTCTAGCTTTATATTAGAAATGTTAGTTATTTTATTTTTAATCATAAAAAAGAATATTTAGAAATATATTACAAACTATAAAAAAAGTAAAATAAAAAATCCACCCTTCTCAGAGTGGATTTAAAATTTATTTATTTAGATTATCTTCCAATTTTAAAATTCGGATTATTAACCAAGTTACCCGTGCTCAAGTCAAGAATATAAGCTTTGTTCTCGTTCATAAAGTCATCTTTGAAAACTTTGTACATTACATTTGTCAATGACTTTGGCTTAGCAACAACTACAACTTCTTTACCATCTACAAATTCTCCTGCTTCAGCATTTTGATTTCTTTGCATAAATTCTCTTTCGTTTTCTTCTTGACCTTGATCCATTGTTACCAAGTTATCACCTTCATAAGAATCTGAAGCTCCGCAAGTGCATTCATTCATACATTCGCACATTCCTTCTGCTTTGTGAATTGTTTCGTATGTTTCAAACAAAGAAAGTTTTTTCCATCTGTCTTTCTCTTCGTCTACATTTCTTTTCTCAGTAACAATATATCTTTTGTTTACACCTTCTTCATCAGAAGTGAATTTTCTTTTTACCATTGATTCTTTTAGCAATTTAGAGTCATTAAGTTTTTCATCTACTCTTTGGATAGATTCGTTAGTGTTTTTGGAATGTTGTCCCATAACATAATTTTTATCCATACCTTTAGGAACATATCCAGATCCTGGAATAATTTCAACTGAAGTCCAAAAAGTATCTCCCTCATTTTTCATCTTAGATACAGTTCTCTTTTTCTGACCTTTTGCATAATGAGTATCTTCAAAACTTCTTTTCATAATTCCTTTATCCATTTCAAAAGGATTAGCTGCGAATCCGATTTGTCCAACATTTCCAGTTGTAGCTTCTTCGTCTATTTTACCTCTTTCTTCTTTAGATTTCCAACCAGCATTAATCGCTGTCCATTGAGATTTTGATAAGCCTTTAGGATTTTCAACACCATACTTTTCCATATGCTTTCTAAAGTAAGATGCATAATCTTTTCCGTGTTTTTTCTTAGCTTCTTCAAGAGTTTCGAAGTCAAAAAGTAATTTACCTGGAGAATTAGCAGCAACCACTTCTGGGCTATTCATTTCTTTTTTACCTTCATTTATGTAGTTTCCAACAATATCAGAAACTTCATCAAAAGAAGAATTGTAAAGACTAGATAGAGTAAATTTATTTTTTTTCATATGTTCAACCATTGAGTTAATACTTTTTTCTGTTTTATCTTCTATGCCCATTTTTGTTTTAGTTATTTGAGCAACTTCTTTTTGGGCAAATTTGTCAAACATTTTTTTAAGATCTTTCTTAAAAGAATCCACTGATTTAATTACAAAATTAAACCTAGCATCAACTAGATGAGGCCCTTCTTCTGAATCATAACCTCTGAAGGCAGCACCTTCGGGAGTTTTATAAGCCAATTCAATAGTTTTATTTTTAGCATCCCAGCCTATAGATACTTCTATAATATACTCCTTACCTCCAAAGTAAATGATTTTTTCGAAGTAAGTATTTGTATTTGGTCTACTAGATAATCTTACGTTAAAGTGATGCAATTCAGTTCCTTTACCATACTTTTCTCCAGTGGCATACTCACCTGCGGCATCTTCTTTTAGTTTGTAACTTTTATCCTCGAATGCTTTCTTAGATGACTCTAAAGCAACTTCTTTGATAGCTTCGTATACATCATACTTAAATTTCTGATTGTCACTAAATGATTCAGTTTGTTTAGGATAACCTTTAGGATATATCTCTTCTTTCTCTGCCATATTAAAGAATAATTTCTTATAAATAGGTAAAAATTCCCTTTTTTGTGATAATATAAAAAATAAAAAAGCCCGATTAAATCGAGCTTATTTATTTAAAGTAATTTCTTTCTTTTCCAAGCATTCCAAGTCTCTTGGTCTACTCCTTGAATACCTGGGTTGTCAATATAGATATTGTTTTTATACATATAACCAACAAATCTTTTTCTGTTAATCTTTTTCTTCTTTGGAACTAGTTTAAATGTGTAGTCCATGTCATATTCATTGACTTCCACGATGTGCTGATCTTCTTTGTACATTTTTTTAGCAAAAAGCCAAAATTTATAATTCCAAAGTGTATTCAAAATGTAAAATCTCATTCGAGAATGTTTCCAAATATTCCTAAACATTATCCTAGTGTAATTTTTACGAAAATGAAGTAAAACAAAAATACAATCAAAGATACTATAGCAGAAAAAATAGAAAAGAAGGTAAAGTTAAAACGTATTCTTTGCCAAATAGATAATTCATCGAAACCTTCTGTTTCTTTAATTTTTTTGTAATCTAAATAAACAAATCTAGTAGCTAAACCCATAGCTACTGAAAGTAAGAACAATATAACTTTTAATACATATACCATAACATTATTTTTTTAGCTCCTCATCATTTTCAGACCTAGTACCGCCTTTTTGTTTTTCCTTTAAAATAGTTGACAATAAATTTTCTTGCACTTGGACTTGGAAGTATCTGTTTAGCTCCAAAGCTTTTTCTATTGTTGCTAATTCCAAGATACTTTCGTATACATTAGAAACCCTATCAGAGGTTGTAGAATTTAAAGATGAGCTGATTATATCCATCAACTCATCCCTTCTAACTTCTAATTTAGAGTGAACCAATTTCAATATTGATTGACCATTAGTAGTCTCCATTTTCATCTAAGATATTTGCATCTACCACTTCTCCGCTTTTAGCCCTCTTAGCTTCTTCTTTTGCTTGTTCTATAGCTTGAGCACAAGCCATATCAACAATCTCAGAACTCTTAAGAACTTCATCTGCACCAAAGTGTCTCATGTTTTCTGTATACTCCCTAGAGTCAGTTTGTTTCTTTTTGAATAAAACTTCCGATGGATCTTTTCCAGGAGCAATATCTATACCGCAAAGAATTTTATCTAATTGAATTGTTTTTTGTTTTGAATCTAATGATTTCCAAGCTGGGTGGAAAACAACCAAGAAGTAGTCGTATTCATCATTAACCATTTTATCCATATTTGACCTAGCAATCAGGTAACCAGCAATATATCTACCTGCGTCTTTCTTTGGTCTCTTTGTGTAAAGAAACTTAATTCTAGTTGGGTCAATTTCTGAATTGTGAGAAGTTTTTTCTTTAATGAATTGAGCAATTACTCTTAGTTCATCGTCTGCATCTTGGAACTCCCAATCCCCAAAATTCTCAGAAGGAAATTCAGGAGTCTTTAAATAATCTAATTCTGCGAATGCAGAATTTGCGAAAGTTGTTGTTGAAGTCATATAAGTGTTTTTAATTTAAACACAAATATATGTTTTTTATTTGATTTCAAAAAAAATTATCTAATATTATTTCTTCCTTTTGTAGTACTCATTAAAGTTGAGTCAAATATACCCATTCCTTTTTTGTTTCCAGCACCACCAGCTTTTCTTAGATTTTCTTTAGTCTTCATACTGCTATCATGAAACTTAGATAGCTCTCTTTCAACCCAATCTCTACACGCATCACCACCATGTAGATTCCAACTTTGGTCTTTCTTATTTTCTTCGTTTTCCTCAACTGATTTAAAAAAATCTCTCAGCTTTTTTATTTGATTGAATGTTTGTGCTTTACCACTAGACAATTCAACAGCCTTCTCTAGTTTAGACCCAGTAGAAGCCATAGCTTGCTTGGCAATGTTCATAACATCGCTTGGAACGGGAAATGTTTTATTGTAGCTGAAGTCTCCTACATTTTCATTTACCAATTCCTGATAAGATTCTTCTATTATTTTTCTGATTATTTTTCTAATCATTTTATTCTCTATCTTTATTAGATATCATTGAAACAATTTTGTTTTTAATATCTAAAGGGCTTTTTGCTGGAAATCCTAGTTGAGCTAAATTCCAATTTACCTCTTCATAAAACTCCATATTATTTACAGGCGCTCCAGATTCTAATGCTCTTTTAACTGCAATTTCAAAAGCCTCATCGCTTCTTAAAGGTTGCTTGATAGGCTTAAACGACACAGCAGGATTGTTATAGATATTATCAATCATACTATTAACACTCATTCCTTGTCCTGCTAAATTCCAATCGTTTGGCATAGCAAAATTTTCTTTAAAGTCTGCGTTTTTAGCACCAGTGCTTAAATCCTTCAGTCTTTTATATTCACCCGAAAGAATTTCTTCGTTGATTTCTTTTTTATTATCAGTAAAGATTTCGTCTTTTTTTTCGTACATCTTTACTAAATCTCTCATTCTATTTTTTTCTGTGCTCATATCTTATAATATTACCATGTGATAATTCCAATTCCTAAATCTCCAGAGTAGAATCTTATTGATTTAGGAATTGCTGATTGATAAACTCTCTCCAAATCCCATCTTATTTTGTCACCAACCATTCTGCCATTTGCATTTGTTGGAAGGTCTGTACTAGCCATAATGTCTCCATTGTCATCAACAATTTCATTCATATTTGCTATAAAAGGATCTGTTTCACTTGATGTGTTTACAAACTTTTCTAAATATGATTTAAATATTTCTGGAGCTTCTTTACCTTTTTTTTCGCTTTTAGAATACCACTTTACAAAATCATCATAATTAGCGACAACACTCATAGGTTTGTCATATGTTGTTGTAAAATCTATTCTTATATAGTTATCATCTTTAGACAAAGAAACATCATCAACGTCTCTTATTGAACTCTCGTCCAAATAAAAAAAGTCTTTTGTGTTTTCATTTAAGAAACTCAAATATAAATCTTTGATTCTCATTAGTCGGATTTTTCTATAAATAGGATAAAAAAACTTTAAAGTTTACTTATTAGCCCATCTATAATACCTGATTGTATTGTGAATAATTTTGGCGTCCCATCAAAATCTGATTCAACTCTAGATATCTGTTTTGGAAATTCAATACGAGCAGATTCTTTTGAAATTGCTCTTATAGAGTATTCATATCTATCCAATGGACTAAACCATAATTTTACATCATTTTCGAATGTGGTAATAACTCTCCTGGCATTAGTTTTGTTTTTTTCTTTAAAAAATTCTACACTAATCAAGTTTTTACCTTCGGTCATATAAAAAAATGCCAAGCTTTTCTTATGAAACTTGGCAACTATTTTTAAATGATTATTTTTGTCATATATAAAAATCATTCTTCTGAATCTATTCTTAAATCTTTAATAGGTTGGAAGGAAACATCTTTAATTTCTAGCCATTCCATAACCAATTTTTTAAATCGATTGCTACCTAATTTATTTGCAAAACCTTTGACCTGATCAAAAACAAGACCTTTATATTTATCGTGTTTAAACCCTATTGTATATCTAATAAGCTCATCTTCTTGCCTGTTTTCATCTCTGTCGAAAACCTGACCCATAAGATATTGGCCTGATGCAACATTTTTTGCGTATGCAGCTCCGCTATGTCTTAACTCTACACCCTCTTTAATAATCATCGCAGGAGTTGACAGGAGTTTAATCTCCAAAGGCCCGTTATAATTACTTCTATCTTCTAGGAAGGCAAATTGAGATACGAATTTTTCAATAGCACCATTCTGTTCTTCTGATTTTATTGTTTTGAAGTACTTAACCAAATTATCGTGGTATTCATTTAGTTCTTTCCAAGTTTTTATCTTATCAAAATGTCTTCTTCTATCAAACTTTAATACAGTCATCATCATAAGTGAGTCATCATAAGGAATAAAGTCAAAATCTTTTAACATTTCAAACCTTGATTCTGATGACTTGCTTCCGATAATAGATGGCATATTACTTTTATAATCAACGAAGTCAATCATAATATCCAATACCCTTTGGAATTCTTTAAAATCAGTCACCTTGTCTCTAAAGTATAACAAATCTATTGCGTAAGAAAGAAACTCTAAATCATACTTTTGAAGAAGAACGATAAGCTCCTGTTTATTTATTAACTTGAAATATTTTATGATATACTTGTAATCACTAAATCTAGTTATGTTTTTGAAGATGAATTTAGAAACACTGCCATCTTCGATTGCCTCCAATACTCCGAAACCAAATCCAGTATCTTTAACTCTACCTGCTTTATAATTTCTATTATTTGTGAAATTGATATTAAGAGTTTTTTCTTCGTCTGATTCTTTTACAACAGCTTTAGTTATTTCATCGCCTTGCTTGTCTTTTACGATTTCTCCTTTTTCATTCACAACGGTTTCGAACTCTATTAGTTTTTTAGACTTGAACGTGAATTCTTGTTTGTCTTTATCTTCAGCAGAAATATCTTTACCTAATTCATTTACATAATTTTGTGCCAAGAAATTGAATATCTTTATCGGAGAGGTTACTTTGTTTTCTATAAGAACTTTTGGTTTTGGAATCTTACACTCAATCATCATATCGTATAAGAACATAGGACCTTTAGTCATTGCTATAGTAGATAGATTTGAATACTTAATAATTCCCAAAAATACAATAACGACTTTTTTAACCACATCTAATCCCATATCACCATTGCGATTTTTGATTGAGTCAATCATTTCAGTCATTATATCTATATTACTACGATCAATAACAAGATTTGATAAGGAGTGAATAAATGTGTGCAAATCAAATGCGTTGTATACAATTTGAGTTTCAGTGATGAAAATTTTATTTACAACACTTACGATTTCATCCAAATCAAATTCATGCTCAACATTGTCGTAATCAGAATAAAATAATTGCTTATTGTTTTTATCAATTCTTATATATTTATAATCTTCAATAAAATCAAAATCAGAATTGTAATCAAATTTGACTTTAGAATAATAAAGCTTGGATTCTGATTCGGATTCTTCGAATTTGAATCCAGATACAAAATAAACACCTTTGGTGATAAGTTTTCTCCTATTTTCTTCTTTTAGGAAGCTCTTCTTACAAGAAGGACATTCAACCTTCTCGTGCATAGACATATTTATATTTTTGTAAAGATCTCCAAACTCTTCCATCAAATTACTATCATCATGTAGCATTTGAGAGACCTCGCTATTTACTTCAGCTAATTCTTTTTTTAGCTCAACGCTTGTATTTTCTATATTAAATCTATGTCCGCATGAACATAAATAAACATCTCCACTTTCTGTATTGTTTTCTACGAAAGATAAATCTTGTAACACCTGATTTTTATCTAGAATCATATAAATTTAATTTTGTAAAAATATAGCGAATAGAAACAAAAAAACCAAGGCTTTTGACCTTGGTTTTTAATATTTGGAAATTTATTTATTAATCTTCTTTTAAAAGAGCTTCGCTTAATTTCTTAGCCTCTTCATTGATGAAGTTGATTAATTCTGATTTATTTTTGAAAGACTCTGGAAGTTGGATTCCTTGAGCGATTCTCTCAGCAGTTTCTTTTTCGTTTTGTGCTTTTTCAGAGAAGTTAGCTTTGTGCTGACCCGTAGAAGCTCCTTTATGCAATTCTGCACCTGCCTCAACATATGTTTTAGCGCCATCATCTGTTGCTTTATCCTGAGAGTTCATTTCGACTTTATCCTCTCTTTCTTCAAAAGGAGCAGAAGAAGCTGTTGAAGGGTTTTTATCTTTAGATTCAAAATTTGCATTTTTCATACCTTCAATTGAAGCGCCTTTTTTTGTAGAGCTCGCAGCATCAACTTTAACAGCTGCGGCGATTTGCTCGTCATGACCTTGGTCTCCGTCCATTTCATTCATGTCAATTTCCAATGGTTCTTCTGTATCTTCAATGTTTTCTGCAGCTTTTGGCTCGGCACTTTTCTTTACGAAACCACCTTTTTCTTTTGCCATAACTAAGGCGTCACCTGTAGAATTTCCAGGATTTGTCATTTTATTCATATCAACACTTAAAGGATCACCTAAGCTCATAATTTTTTCAGCTTCAGCGATAATCATCTTTTTAAGTTCTGAAAGGTTTAGTTTTTCTGTGGCCATAATAAAAAGTTTTTATTAATAAATATATTAAAAAAGTAAAAGTTTGATATTTTTGTAACTTCTTCGTAAATTTAGCGTATAAAACAAAAAATTAAAGCAACAAATACAATTAATGAAAAATTATAACAACAAAAAAACTGAAGAACACAAGATAAACACCAACATTAAAGAATTTGAGGTGAGGCTAGTTGATTTACCTGAAAATTATGAAAATGGAGTTTACAAAACAGATGTTGCCTTAAGAATAGCAGAGGAGATAGGTTCTGATTTGATTCTTATTTCAGACAAAACCAAGCCTGTCATATGTAAGATTATGGATTATTCCAAATTTAAGTATGAAAAAAAGAAAAAAGAAAAAGATTTAAAAAAGAAGACTTCCGTTTTAAAAGAATTGAAGTTTAGTCCTGATATTGCAGAAAATGACTTGATGATAAAGTCAAAAAAGGCAATAGAATTTTTGAACGAAGGGAATAAAGTTAGAGTAACTGTTCAATTCAAAGGAAGGGGGATTGTATTTAAAGATAGAGGCGCAATTGTTTTACTTAAATTAGCAGAACTAGCACAAGAAGCTGGACTTCCAGAGTCTATGCCTGAATTAAACGGAAAAAGAATGTCTTTCACATTAAAGCCTAAGAAATAAATATGAGTTTTGAATTAAAGCCAAGAATATCACCATCTGAAAAAGATTTTTTTGTAAAACTAGGATCAAATTGGGTTCAAGAAAAAAATGATATCTTTAAAGATGTGTTAGAACAAAATGAGTGCACATGTCAAGGTTGTGGCTATAGGGTGCACAATGAAGAATCTGCCTCAAAAATTCTGCAACTACATTTAGTAGAAGAAAATCTAGATGATTTAAAGCAGTCTATATTTGTTTCTCTGTGTAAAGCTTGTCATACAACTCAGCACATAGATAAAGCAATTGAGCAAGGTTGGGTAAATGTGGTTAATTCAAGTTTCTCCCAAAAAAGTCTTATTGAAATGTGTAGAATAAGCACAATTGGTCAACACATAAGAACTGATGAAGTTAGGGTTTTAAGAACTACTCCAGAAGAATATTTGGATAATCTAAAAAACGAAACCCTGCCATTACATAGCAGGGTTAAAGTAATATTCACAAATAAATTCGATTGGGGCGACTTATAATCTATTATCTTTTTATTTGTACTGGAGTTAATTTATATAATTTCCCATCCGCTGTCTTAATGATAGACTTTTCTTTATTATATACTTCGTAGAACATTTTACTTTTTTGAGTTTCTGTAAAATCAGTAAGAACTTTTTTGATTGTTTGTTCTGCCATAGTTTTTGCAATACTCTCCATCATCATTTTCATAGCAGGAGTAATTCCCATGTTTTGAGTTTGCTGTCCAGCGTAAGGATCCTGAACTGCGTAATCAGAAGGATTTCCTGTTGGGTTTTGTTGTGCAAACTGCAAGAAAGAATTGCTTTGAGCTTTTTCCTGTGCTCTTTGAACTGCATGTTCAGGATTAAAGCTAGGCATAGCATTTAATGTATTTCCTAAGTCTAGTTGTGTATTTTGAGCTCTTTGAGGAATTAATGGCTGACCAGAATCAAAAGAGTTACCTCCGTAAGGATTCATAGAAACTCTAGAGCCTTCACCACTAAACATAGCATCAATCATTGAAAGTTCTGAGTTGTCAACGCTTTTATTTGGAGCGCTAAAATTATCTAATGGAACTTTATATTCAGAATTAACTTGCTGAGTTGGTGCGTTTGGATTTTGTCTATTAGGCTTTGCCTCTGGAATAGGGTCAAAACCTGCCAATCCTGGCGTAGATGATCCACTTGATTTTGATGCGGCTGAAACATATTTGTTTAATTCAGATTTTGCAGCTCCACTTTTTATTTGCTGTATTTTTTGAAGAACATTTAAGTTTTTAGCCCCAGAAGCAACGGTAGTTTCTGCAACCATTTGTCCTGCATTTTTAATGCCCATCTTTTCAAACATCTGCCTTCTTTGTTCTCTTAAGGCATCAATTGGGTTATTACCTTCCATAATTTATTTTTTTTAAAATTCGTTATTTTCATATGTATTCACCTCTTCTTCTTCATCTTCTTGTAGAGTTTTCTTACATTTTAATAAATCTTCTTTAGTCATAATTTTCACATTAGAAATCATAAAGTCATGAAAAAAGGAAAACTTTTCTTTTATGGCTTCTTCTGTATAAATATTCTTTTTATCTTTAGAAATAACATTTCCGCCTAAAATATCTTTAAAAATGTTAAACTCCTTTTCTAACATATCCGCTTTTACAGTTAAAGAATTGTTTTCTCTATAGAACTTTCTAAATTTAATTTCTTCACCAACCTTTTCAAAAACCATAGTTTTTAAATCGATATAACTCTCCTGTTCAACTTCAGCATAAGTAACACAATCCCCGTAAAATTCCTCAAAGTGATTCATTGAATAAGCGTATCTTATATCAATTAATACAGGAATGGTATTCTTTCTATTTTTTGCCATAATTATATATTATAGTTTCATTGTTTTCTTCATCCCACCAAGCATAAAACTCTTCACTTCTTTTTTTGGATAGGAAAAATAAGGAATCAATGCTTTTTACGAATTTTGTACCTTTGATTCTCTTGCTTAGTTTATCTTTTTCTCCTTTTATGTAAGTGTCTTTTGTATTTATACTTGATAGCTCTCTCTTTAGTGCTATGAACTCATTCTTTAAAGAACTAACAATCTCATTCTTATATTTGCTTTGATTATCTATTATTTGTTGAATTGTGTGAGTCATACGTGAAATATATTAAACACAACCGATAAAATAAATGAAAAATTAAATCGCCTGATCTTCAGTTTTAGGATAATTCAACTTCTCTCTCCATGTCTTTTGCCAAACAACAAAGTGATTGTATATGTTTTCTGAAATCATTTTTGTGTCATTGTCCAGTTTTAAGTTTTGAGCATTTAGAGTAACACCATTCATAATTGAATAAAACCACATTATTTTCCCATCACTACCAAGATTAATGATACCCGAAGCAATAGCATCAATCCCATCTGATTTTTTTGTTGCCAACAATGAATATCCATTCTTTTGCTTATTGAACACAACAGTTGCATTTGGCAACATACCTAAAAGCTCCTTAAAGCTGTTTTCAAATTCTTTTATTTCTGTTGTTGTTATTTTAATGTCGTTCATATTATTTTCTTTAATAGTAAAAGTTCTAGAAGAACCATCTTCTTTCTTAGGCTCACTACCACCAAAGAAAAGAACTTTATCAAAATCATCTTCAGTGATTTCTTCTGATTTTAAATATGATTCAGAAGATTCAATTTTCTCTTGAGACGTAGCCCCTTTGGCTTTATCAACTAAAGCATTTCTAATTTCCGAACTAATCAATTCAGATAACTCCTGTTTATTCATTTTTTATAATTTATTAATATAAATACTTGATTTCTCCCACATCCACTTATAGTGATTGATAAACATTGTTCTAACCAACTTTCTAACCCCTTCTTCGTCCATAGACTTCTTTTTTAAAGCAGTCAGCTCATCTTTCATTGAGTCGAACTTTTTATTTACCTTGTCTAATTCAACTCTTAGAACATCTTTTGCAATTCTTCTTATATCCGCTTCGCTCATATTAAGGATTATATTTTTTAGCTAATCTATTCAACAACTCTAATAATCTATGATCTGGATAAGAATCAAACTTATCTTTTCTACAATTTACGTGCGTCCACAATCCAGCAGTTTTATTAGAAATCAATTCAGGCATATATTCAAACCAAGACATACCAAAATCTTTCTGAACAGGAATATTATAATTTTCAATTAAATATTCCAAGAGCTTTTCTAATGTGTCTAATTGTGCATCTGTATATGCTTGATAGTATTTAAAACCTTTAAATGGAGTTTCCAATTCATACACTTCTTCAGCAGGAACTTCTGTTTTCCAATCGCTAGGCCAAGCATAATATTTATCTCCAACTTTTTTAAGTGGACCAAAACAACAAATTTCTATACCAATAGATTTTTTATCTAAAGCTCCATTTGTTCCTTTTACGCCCAAATGCCAGCCCCAATAATCTGGATGAAATGCTTCATACGCCTTTCCATCGTCACCATCTATTACGTATGCAGTAGATACTTTTATTTCATCATTTGCCCAATAGCCTATTGTCTTAGAAGCACTTTTTCTTCCAGCGGTAAAATGTATAAATATTTTATCCTTATCTGTCTTTTGTTTTACATATTGGGAAACATCTAGTTGATGAGTTCTTACAATATCTAAATTTCCATAAACTTTTGGAGTAATCGTACCCTTCTCTTCTTTTGAAGTTCTTTTTTGAGCAGCTTTTAAAGCCTCTAATGTTTTGGATCCTACAACACCATCTGTTTCTAAATTTACCTTTTTCTGAAAAGCCTTTACCGACCTTAATGTTCTATCTCCAAACTGACCATCAACAATTAAATCATATCCCAAAAAGGATAAGTACTTTTGCACCTCTGAAACTTTTGAACCAATATCCCCGTATTTTAAACTCATAAAAAAAACACTTTTTCTATAAATAGTTCATAAAAAGTGTTTCATAATTATTGTAACCTTTTGAATTTAATTGCGTATATTAAAGTATAAAAACAAATGTTATGGAAAAGGTTAGTCAAGAAGAATTGAATGAAGGATTGAAAGCTTACAGCGATGTTTCTACCAAAATGGTTGAAAAACTGAACAAAAAGTTTAAATTTATTTTGTTTTTGTATAACAAAAATACATTATTTATAATGTTTTGGATTGCAACAATGTTACCATGTTTTTTTCTGTATTTATTTGCTGGAATAACTTATGCAACAAACCTAATTGCTTCGATTGTGTTTTTGATTTACCCAATACTATTCTTTATTTATAAAAGAACAATGTTTAAATATAGTGAAATAGAAGATGAATACTTCAGAAGAAAAGTTGAGGTTTTTGAATATGTATTAAAAAATAGAAAAGAAAAAGGGGCTAAATAGCCCCTTTATTATTTTTATGTGATTCCAATTATTTTGATCTTGGAAGGCTTAACATATCTTTTACTGTATCTATAAAACCAATTCTTTGGTCAGAAGCAAGTAATCCGTCAATACCAGCTTGATCAGCGATTCCATCTAGATATTTCTCTATATCTTTTATTACCAAACCTTTAGCTCTAGCATCTACAGCTTGTTTAAATTTTTCTACATACGCTAAAAGATTTCTATCTTTAACAGTGTTAGCAGCTAATTCGATATAACCTTTTTTAACTTTTTTAGCTCCTACTATAAGATTAATAATTCCTAATATAAATGAAAGAGCAGCTGAATATACAAGCGGGTTTGCTAACATAAATCCTCCTGGTATTGCTCCAGTGGCTACAGCCCATGCAATTCCGCCTAATATAATACCTATACTAAAAGTACCAAATCCAAGACCTTTTAATATTTTACCAAATCTAATTTTAAATTCACCAATATTTTCTTTGACAGTTTGATTATCATCTTCATTTAAAGCATATTCTTTTAATACGTTTTGAGCAACAGCAGCAGCCTGTTTTGCTTCTCCAGCAGGATTACTAAGTGCGTCTTGAGCTTCTGAATCCTGACTAATACCTTGAGCAATTTGCTCTGGAGTCATTTTTATAGCAGATAAAAAACCTTGAACGTCTGCCTGTGTAGCTGGTCTTACCTTAACAGGCGCAGCCCCTTCTTCAGCTTCGTCCATAACTTCCTCCATATACATTTCATTAAGTCTTTTAAGAAGTTTTTTCTTTTCAGCCTCTAGAGTTAATTTCTTTTTAAATCTAGCAGCTTCCTCAGAAATAATTTCTCTAAGTCTAGATTCTGATATAATTTCTTTTGCCATAGCTTTTGTTTTTAATTTATTTATAAATATGAAAAAAAAATTAAATTCTTTGTAACATATTTATAATTATAACGTATAGTAAGGTATAAACAATAAATTTAAAAAAGATGAGTAGTTTGCCGTTTGAAATGAGAGAGGAACAAGATAAGCAAAGAAAAGAAAAACTTGAGCTTATTCATAAATTCCAAGATAAGCTAAATTTTTCAATAGTTAGCTTAGTGTTCTTTGTTGCACTAACTGGATATACATTCTTTGTGCCAATTATTTTTACTGGCGTTATTTTGCCTATTTTATTTGGGGCTATTTCGTTAGTTTTTGTTCAACAAGTTATTCGTTCATATAACTACCTTGAGTTTTACAAAAACAACTATAGTTTTATGGAGAGTGTTTATAATATAGTAGAAGAAGATTTTAATTCAAATAATTAAAAACAAAAAAGCGACTAACTTAGTCGCTTTTTTGTTTAACTTAAATAGTTATATTTATTCTCTAATTGGACTTCCCTTCCCTTGGTCTCTAAGTGCTCCTCCTGCGATTGTTCCAAGTTGTTGCAACTTAGTAAGGTTTGGCGCAAAAGCTAACACTAAATAATCACCACGCTTAGCTGGTTTTAAACTAAGACTACCTTTGAAAGGGATGCTTGCTGACGCAGCTTGTTTAAGAATATCTTCTTTAGAAGGAAGTATTTTCTTACCCTGAGGTGCTGTTGCTAGTAAGGCATCTAATTCTTTTACAAAAGATTGTCTATTAGCTTCAACTTCTTCTTTGCTAGGGCCAAACCATGCTTCTTCCATAGCTTCTTCTTCCATGTAGATTTCTTGAAGTCTGTTAAGAAGTTTTTTCTTTTCAGCCTCTAGAGTTAATTTCTTTTTAAATCTAGCTACTTCTTCAGAAATAATTTCTCTAAGAGCAGATTCTGATATAATTTCTTTTGCCATTGATTTTATTTTTAATTTATTTATAAATATGAAAAAAAATTACTTTTCTTTTATTCTATTCATTAAACTTTTAAAAATACTTTCATCCGAATGTTCCATTTCTATTTTTAAATTTTAAAACTATTTATAAATAAAAAAATGTTTGCAGAAAAAGCTAAAAAAGTACATAGTGATAAATACGACTATTCTTTAGTTGAATATAAGTCGGCTAAAACAAAAGTTAAGATAATATGTAATAAACATGGTGTTTTTGAGCAGACACCGAGCAACCACTTATCAGGTAAAGGATGTAGGTTTTGCGCTAAAAATGTAAAATATACAAATGAAGAGATAGTAGAAATGTTTAAGAGAGAACATAAAAACAAATACTCGTATGGTGAAGTAAAATACGAGAGTATGTTTAAAAAAGTAAAAATAAAATGTATAACACATAATTTTTTTGAGCAAACACCCAAAAATCATTTAATGGGAAAAGGATGTCCGAAATGTGCTGGCAAAAAATTAGATAAATATGAAATCATAAACGAGTTAACAAATGTGCACGAAGGTGTTTATGATTATTCACAAGCCGAACCTAAAAAATCAAAAGACAAGATTAAAATAATATGCAAAACACATGGAGTTTTTTTGCAAACATTAGATTGCCACAAAAGAGGTCAAGGGTGTCCTAATTGTAAAAAATCAAAAGGGGTTAATTTGGTAAAAAAATTTTTAGAAAAAAATAATTTACAATATGAAAATGAATTCACTTTTGATCAGTGCAGGAATCCGAAAACACAAAAACTACTTCCGTTTGATTTTTATATACCAATTAAGAATACTTGCATAGAGTATGATGGTGAACAACATTTTAAACCTATGAGATTTTCTAGAGACAATCAAAAATCACTAGAGGATATAAAATTCAGAGATAACATAAAAGATATTTTTTGTAAAAACAATAACATTAACTTACTTAGAATAAACTTTAAAGAGTTTAATGATATAGAAAAATTATTGACTTTTTATTTTTTCAATCAAAGCCTTTAGCATATTATAATCCCCTGTATGAACTTTTTTATCCACCCTTTTGTTGTCTAAAACCATAGTTACTACTTGGTCTTTTTCATCTAAAAACTCCATTATATCTTCATCTATAGTCCCAGAACAATATAAAGTAATAATTTGAATATTGTCGTGAGTTGTTGACGCTCTGTGAATTCTATCTTCGGCCTGCATCATATCTCCAGGCGTCCATCCAAAACCTAAAAATATCAAACGACTTGCCTCTGTAAGACTTATTCCAACACCAGAAGCCATAATCATGCCTGAAAAAATTTTGATATCTTTATTTTTTTGAAAACTTTGATATGACTCAAACTTATCATTTTCGCTCATAGATCCAGTGTGTAGAACTGATATTTTAGGAAATAGTTTATGCACTTCCTCAGCAAGTTCTTGCAAGTCTGACATAATTACAACTTTTTCACCACCATCAATTATGTCTTGAATGTAATCTACAGCTCTTTTTAGCTTGCATCTACCTGTAAACAATTTTAGTTTTGCAATTTTTGCCAAATAAGATTCTTCTGTAGACTTTCCGTCTTTATCTTCTTTTTTGAAAGATTTTATAATTTGTTCGTATTCTTTATACTCAGCATCCGTTAATTCGATTGGAACATTAGTATATGTTTTAGGAGGTAAATCCTTCAATACATCTTTTTTTAACCTTCTTAAGAACACCCCTGATATTCTAGTGAACAATTGTTCTAAATTAGATACACCACTATAATCCCAACCAAAACCAGTATCATATCCAGCGCAATACTTAACGCCAAACTCGTGTTGATTATTCCACTCGTCTTTATTCAGAAAGTTCAAAGAAGTAAAAAACTCAGAAGGTCTACTTTTAATTGCTGTTCCTGAAATTAAAATCTTTCTAGGAACAACATCCCTAAAAGCACGCACAATTACTTGTGTCCACCCCGTCTTCTTTTCTTTGATTCTGTGTGACTCATCAATTACAATCAAATCATAGTCTTCGGGATTTAAATATTCTCCAAAACCATCTTCGAAATATTGTAAAGAATGAAATGTTGATTTAAATGTTTTTTTATTTTTACACTGAGGACATTCTGTTTGAGTCTTATTTAGGTTTATTATTTCACAACCGCACTCTGTCATTCCATTACCAGTGGTTTTAACCATCTTTCCCTTACACTTATGCTTATATTCAATTTTAATGTAGCTATCTAAAGATTCATAGTTTATAACGTGAAAAAGTGATTCATCTTTTTTATAAGCCACATCTTTACTTCTTTTTTTGGGAACATATTTGTAGACAAACGCTTTCTCGTTTGTGAAGTCATCAATCTCTTTTCTCCAATTAAGCTTTAGGGAGGATGGGCATATGACAAGTGTTTTATATTTATGCTTTACAGCATAAGAAATAGCAGACAAGGTTTTTCCGACACCTGGTTGATCTCCAAGTATTGCCCTTCCATCATTTATTTCGAAAAACTTTACTGCTTGTTTTTGATAATTATATGGTTGTTGTTTTAAGAAAGAATAATCTTCATTTTCAACACTTAATTGTTCAGCTTTAAGTCTTAATATTTCCGCAAGCCTTTTCTGCCTATCTAAATATTCCTGTCTTAATTTATTTATGTCGTCCTCTGGTACATTTTGAAATGTGAACGGGATTCCGTTATCAACCATAAAGTTAATTACGTTTCCCATTGCATATTCACGTATAGACCTTACCCATTCATCTTTTTCTACACCATCGGCATTTATTACAGAATCTTTCCTAGTAGTTCTATGTTCTTTAGGGAGTGACTTTATGTACTCAGATAGCATTTTATTGAAGTCATATCTAAGTTCGTAGTTTGTCTTTAGCTTTCTTATATTTACAGCATTCTTTTGTGAATCTGATTGTTTTTTTGCCATACTATCTTCTTTTTCTTTTTTCTTCTAGCTTCTTAATTCTTGCGTCTTCTTTTTTCAGCCTCAAAATCTCAGCTTGAATTGCTTTATCTATTGCAGACTCATCACTTAGGACTTTGTTTTTCCTTTTCCTATCTCTCCTTTGTATTTGATCTCTCATAATTAAAGAAAGAAGCCTAATGTCTTGCAATGTCTTTCTTACATCAACACCAGCGGCGTGATTATTATGCAAAACAAGCTCTGTTCTTTTTTTTGCACCCTCAGCCACCTCGATTATTTTATACAATAAATCAAGTTCGCTTAAGTTTTTTAGATTTTCTAGTTCGTTCAAATCCATATTAGGAATTGTTTTTTAGGTTTTTCAAATGGTCTTTTAATTTATCTGCCATTTCTGCTTTTTCTTCTTCAGAAACACTTCTTACTTTTGCAGCTTCTTCATTTCTTTTTCTGATAACTTCATATACAGGAACACCCTCTTGAGTTGCTTGGTAACAATCAATTGCGTATCTATCGTCACAATATAAATCAAACTCTATTTTTACAAAAACAGAACCTTCCATTTTTATATTCATATTCCCACTACTTTCTACAGTTTGCATTTCAACCCAAAACATAGGAATTAAATCTTCTTCATCGCCAAGTTTTCTAGCACACTCTTCTAGGTTAACCATAACTCTGATTTCGCCATTTTTTGCTCTTTGCAAAACATCCTTAATATAATTGGATACTTGTTGTTTAGTATAATAAGCCATAATTTATTTTTTATATTCTATTAATAATTTTCTGTGCTGTCTATCAGAAGAATCACACATTGGATGCTTTCCTCCTTTAAGCGGACAAAACATACAACCCATTCTTTCTCCCATTGTAAACTTCACCTTTGGGAAACTTTTTTCTATGTGAATCATACGAATTGACTTTGCTAATTTTTCAAGTGAATATTTTATTTCATCCTCGCTTGAATTTATGTCCACAGTCTGTATGTTCCCAGGATATGAACTTGGATCCTTCTTTTTTCTCAACCTATTCAGTACAACATAGGAACAATCTACATTACTCAAAGATACATTATTTTTTTTAGACCAAAAGAATTTATAAAACCTCATTTGACACAAAAATATTTCATCTTTTTTCTTTTTGTTAACATCCCAATCCTCACCTGATGTTTTCCAATCCAAAATCTTATATCTCTTTGTCATTTTATGCCTTAAGACCAAATCTATAAAACCCTTAAAAAAATACTTAGAAAAAATATTTTCATACAAAGGTTCTTCTACTGAAACCAAATCGTACTCATCCAATATCTTATTTAAATCCAAAAACTTTAATATGTGCTCTCCTTGCGTTAAAAAGTGTTGAAAATTTAATTTGTAGTCGTTCGTATCTTTCATGTTATCCATCATTTCCTTGGAAAACGTGGCTTTAAAATAGTCTATTCTTTGATTTATTGACCAATTTTTTTTGAGAGATAATTCTATTGATGAATGGATTGCGTTACCAAAAAAAAGATGAATTGATGGTGGTTGTTGTAAAATACCCAAATGCTTCTCAAGCAAATGTCTATGACCGCATTGATTAAATAAAGAAAACTCACTAAAACTTATATGTCTTCTATCTGCATTTTCTTTATTTAATATATCGTAGCTCTTATTTTTATCTGTTACTTTTTCTATTACCATAATTTACAAATATACAAAAAAATAGCGTAAAAATAAGTTTTTTGGACATATTTATTAAAGATGTTACTTAGTGAATCATACAAGGATAGACTGAAGAAGTTAGCTGGCTTAATGCCACTAGATGAAGCTATGAGCGTAGCTGATAAAACAGTCGCTATGAATAAAAGCTCTGAAAGATTTGGATTTAATGCTGAAACTATGAAACAAGCCATAGAACAAGGTCGTGAAATTGGTCTGAATTTTCAATCCAATAACAAGAAATATAAAATGCCCACAACAAAATCTAGAATTATTTGGCCTGTTGCAATGGGTATGGATGAAAAAGGAAATCTTGTAATTAGAGGATATCACTTAGAGGGTCAATCTGAAAAAGTGGCAAGAGAAACAGGGTCTAGAAGTGCGGAAGCACAAGATGTTTGGAGACTATTTAAAGCCTCTAACATTAAAAGTATGTGGTTTACAGATAACTTCTTTAGCCAACCACTTCCTAACTACAAAGAAAGAGATAGTGCAATGGTTAGCATGATGGCTAGCTATAGCCCTGCTAAAGCAAAAGCATATCAAGATTCAATTAAAAACCAAGTAGAGCCAAACTCAGAAACAGAAGTTTAAAAAATTAACAATTTTTCGGCTTTTCCTTTTATGTTTTCCAAATTATAAGAACAAGAGGTATATCCAATTTTTGATCCTTCCAATAAGAAAGATTTATCTTTTACATATAGATTATATATTGAATAACCTCTTTTTATTTCAAATACAAGCATGTTTCTTACAAAGCCTTTCAGTAGCCCGTTGTTGACTATTTCCCATCTAATCTTATCTCCTTTCTTGAGAGCATCTTCGATTGTTTTTATCTTTTTTTGTTCCTGAACTTTTCTTTGGTTGTCTCGGATTTTTCTATCTATAATTGATTGGATAGCTTGACGTTGAAGCATTTCTCTTTCGTATGCTTCTCTCTGAAGGTTCATAGCTCTTTCTTCCGCAGCTTTCTTTATAAACTCGGATGGATTTTCCTCTATTGGTTTATCTTCGTATTCGTCTTCCATTATGATATTGATAATGTTGTTACACCTGCTTCAGGGTTTGCATCTAAAATCTCTTGAGGTATTCCTTTTTTTATCTTGGTAACCTCAATGATGTTATCAGCAAAATCCTTAATCTCATTTTTGTGAGTAACAAAAACTACATTCTTGTGCTTATTCTTTAAATATTGTAAAATATTTACAATTTCCAAAGAAAGTCTATCACCTAGTGTACCAAACCCCTCATCTATAATGGACATAGATGGCTTTGTAAGCGTGCTAATAAAGTGTAGAGCATCTTTTATAGCAATGGAAGCTACGAACTTCTGAGCGCCAGATGCAAACTGCAAAGGAAGTGAATCTGATTTATCTTCGCTATAATAGAAATACTCAAAAATATCTCCATTAGGAAGAATATCTAACTCAACTTTAAACCCTACTATCTGTTGCAATATCGAATTTATCTTGCTGTTTATTATAGGAAGTTTCTTTCTGATAATCAAAGCAGGAATTCCATCTCTGTGCATAGCTTGCAGGTAGATAGAATATTTTTTAAACATTCTTTCTACTTCTTTTATAGATTCCAATTTTTCTGAATTTATCTTTATATCAGACTCCAAAACTCGAATATCACCATATACTTCAGTGATGTTCTTATCTAGACCATATAACGTTACTTTGTATGCCTTTAGAAATTCATCTTGTGAATCTATGTAATCTTGAATTTGTTTATTTTTATCTTCCTTATTTTTGTTTTCAGCAATTTTTGTTAAATTTTCCTTCAAAGATTCTATTGTTTTTTCCGCTTTTGACTTTACGGCTCTACCTTTTTCTAGTCTTGATGAATTATCTTCAACCTTTTTGTTATGTTCTATAATTTCCTTCATAGATTCAAACAAAGACAATCTGTCTTTAAGTAAATCTATTTTCTCTTTTCTGTTCTTTAGTGAATCAGTAAGATTTTTTTTCTTTTCAACCTGACCATCAATTACAATATTTTGTTTTGTAATCTCATTGAAGGAGTTTATTTGAGCTTGTAAAGTTTCAATTTCGCCCTTCTTCAACTCTATATTAGCTAAACATTCTTTCTCCTTTTCAGGATCTGCTTTTTGTTGAACATTTCCACAGGTAGGACAAGATTTACCCCTAAGCGTTGGAAGCTGGTTTTGAAGACTTGTCATTTCTTCCCTTAGCAATATTATCTTTGCGTCCAAACCATCAATATTTGGCAAATCTTTTTTAGGGTTTTCTTTTACCCAAGAATCAATCTTAACATAATCATCTTTCTCTGTTTTAAAAACAGATTGTACGGACGCCAATTCTTTAGAAACTCCTTCCTCAGTCTCCCCTTCTTTGAATGGGAGTTCTTTTTTAAAGTTTTTAGACAACCAATCTTCAAGGTCTTTGATTGCGGTGTCATATTTTTCTATATTTTCACCTTCTTCTTTAAGAAGTTTTTCTACTACTGAAGAATCGTTGTGTGTTAATTTTTCTACTTTCTCTAACTTCTTTGTTTGTTCTAAAATATCCGTTTCTACAGCTTCTTTATTTTTTGAAACATCTTCTTTTTCGGCCTTTAGCCTATCAAGCATAATATCTTTTTCTGACTTAGTTTTTTCTAAATCAGTAATCTTTAACTCAATCTCAAGCTTTGCTCCAATTTCTTTCTGTTTCTTTTTTATCTCCTTAAAGTACTCATTTGCGTACTCATATCTCATTTTATAGGCTTCCAATCCAAGGTATCTGCTTATCAAGGAGTTTTTTGGTTGTTGACTTTGATTGATGTAATCATCTTTGCCCCCCTGAACTTGAAGGGTTACTTTTGTGAAATCATCCACATCCCCAATAGCTTCTTCCACCAAACTTTCAACCTCTCTTTTTTCTGCAGTTGCTTTGTCTGACTTTTCGTTTTCCCAAGATTCACTTTCCAGGTCACCATCACCATCATAACCCAACTCTAGTGATTGATATTTTATACCATAAGAATTTGATATTCTACCATCCTTATGTTTTGTTGTTTTTACAGTACGATGAATCTTGAATTTTTTATCATCTATAGTCAAGTATATTGTTACATATCCTTGATTAGAATCTGTATATAAGTTGACAAGGAACTTTGGATCCCCGCCTCCCAATATCTCTTTGTAAAGTCCCCAAACTATCGCCTTAATAACATTCGATTTCCCATTGTAGTTTTCTCCGAATAAACCAGTAATACCATTGAGCGAGTTGAAGTCGATAGTTGTTGGTTTTATTGGAAAAGAAAAAATATTACTTATTTCTATTTTTTCCATATACCACGAACTACCAGTCTTATCTTCGTGTTCGTTTATGCCAAGCTCCTGATTGATTTGAGCGTTTAATTTTAAAATATCTTTAATCTCCTCATCATCACAATCAAATGTCCCATCAGCAATAAACTCTTTGATATACTCCTCGCTTTGTTTTCTTGGGTCTTCTTGCGACTCATCATCTACGAGAATATCCTTAGCCACAAATGAATGTTCTACTTTTACAATTTCACACCCATGATCTTCTTTTATCTTTCTAGCAATTTGATTCTCTCTTTCTTGTGAAAAGTTTTCTTCCAATTCCTCGATGATAATATGAACTCTAGTTTTCTTTTTATTGTGGCTAAATCTCAAATGAGTTAATCTATCCTCAATGTTTTCACCTCTTGCAATCACAAGTTTAGAAAATCCGTAATCATTCGGAATAAACTTTCTAACGTGAGAATTTGAATCTGTATCCCACAACAAATAACCTTTGTCGATAGACTCGCCATAATTTTGTTGTATAAGGCTTCCACAATAAGCAACAGAGGCATCGTCTCTAAAAGATTGGTACTCATGTATATCTCCAAGCATAACCATATCAAAATGCTTGAATGTGCTTAATCTCATAAGATTATCGCCTTTTTGCTCGTAACCATTATCACCCCTAGCCCCATAGACAGTTCCATGATATAAACCAATATATGTTTTATCATCATCTTTATCTAAAAGCTCTAGAATTTCATTATCCTTGCAAGAAAAAACTCCGTAAACAACATCATTTCCTATATCATAAAAACCACTATCAGGAAAGTAGTAAACGGCGTTTTTGCTATAATCTATCTTATCTTTATTTTCATCAGTAACAATAAATGCAGTTTTATCCCCATCTTTTTCAAACATACTACCCAATTTGAATATTGGGGAAATTGCATCACCCTGCTCAAGCTGTTGTAGGTTTAAATCATGATTTCCCAATATTACATCCGTTGGTGCTATTTTTGATAAATTTAAAAGAAGCTCAGCCAACAACTCAAAAGAGTTTGGAGACATATTAATTTTGTGATGAACCAAGTCACCACCAAGAAAAATCCTATCAGGTTTTTGTAATTTTAAATCATCATAAAGTCTTTTAAAAACTTGTCTATATTCGTCATGTCTAGATCCAAATCGTATTTGGATGTCCGCTAAATGTGCAATTTTCATTCGTTTAATATTTTTGTAAGCCTATAAGTTATGTCCAATCTTTTTGCTGTTTTTAATAAAGCAGTAACAGCACCCTGCCCCTCATCTTCAAATAGTTTTGAAATATCTTTTTTGTTTGTCAAATCCACAAAGTAAACATCCAATCCCAACGATGTTAATTGGTCGTAATACTGAATACTATCTTTAAACGCATCTCCATCCAAGCAAAGCACAACCTTAGAATTATGTTCTAACAATTTGCTTATTAACAACGGAGAAATAGCTTTACCTAACAATGGAATAGAATTTGGCACTCTAAGTGAATCAAATACACCCTCAACCAAATATATTGTTAAATCCCAATTGATAAAGTATTCATTATAAATTATATCCTGTACATCTGGAAACTCTGGTTTATAATATGGTATTTTCGGATTAAGCATATACGACCTTGCTTCAAAATAATTTATCTTACCAAGCGAATTAAGCGATGGTAATATTATTCTATATTTTCTTGAGCCAGATTCCGTATAACCGATTTTATATTTATCTATTTGCTGTGGCGTTATTTTTCTTTCTTTGGTTGCATAATCATAAGCCATTCTATAAAGATTCGTATTCCTTTCATAGCTTAGTGGTAAATAACCATCAGGTAATTCGCAGGTAACTAAATCATAGTTAATTTCAGGCTTTCTAAATATATTTAGATTCTGACTTTTATGCTCAGGAAGAAGCAACCTTAGCCTAGCTAAATCAGATTGCTTTCCGTAGTCATTAACAAGCTTATGAATGAAACCACTATACTTGCACTTCCAACACTTGAAAACAAAATTAGAAGATTGATAAGCTAAGTTAAATTTATTGTGATCGTGTCTACAGGTTGGGCTAGGGCAATTAAATTCCCATTGACTTTTGTTTTCTGCATTTCTAGAATTTTTTGGGCTACCTAAAAAACCTTCAATCAGATTAACAATTAAAAATTTATTTTCATCTTGACCAACCATAAAGACAAAGTTAGTCAAAAAAATTGATTAAAAAATTACGTAATCATACAAATAAATATTTTTTGCATTAAAAAAATTTTTAATATTTATTAAAAAAAGAACAATGAAAAAATTTTTTAGAGAGCTTGTATCAGATAATAACAAAGTAAACGAGCAAGCATTTGTAGGAGTAGTAGCGTTTTTCGCTATGGTATTTATCTTAATAGTTGATGTGGTTACAGGTATTTGGAGTAAAGAATTGGTAATTAAGGAATTCATTTTTGATGGATTTATGATTATTACTCTTGGAGCATTTGGAATTACGACAGCAGGTAGAATTATATCACTTAAAAAAAACAATAAAGATGAAAATAACGAAGACGGGGAAAGCGGGAATTGATATGATTAAAGCATTTGAAGGGTTCAGAGCAGCTCCTTACAAATGTTCCGCAGGTGTTCCTACAATTGGATACGGAGCTACTTTTTATCCTGGTGGTAAAAAAGTAACAATGACGGATGCAGCTATAACAGAAGAGCAAGCTGTTGAATTGTTAGCAAATATGCTTGTAAGTTTTGAAAAATATGTAGACAGCTACTGTGTAGATACTATTACACAGAATCAGTTTGATGCATTGGTATCATTTGCATACAACTTAGGTCCATCAAGCTTAAAATCTTCTACCCTGCTTAAGAAAGTAAACACTAACCCTGAAGATGAATCAATCAGATTAGAATTTATGAAGTGGGTTAAAGCTGGAGGTAAAACATTAAAAGGTCTTGTAAGACGCAGAGAAGCTGAAGCAAATCTATATTTTACAAAATAAAAAAACCTAGTTGGCATAGTTATGAAATATCGCTTAAGAACAAAAATTACATTAGCTATTGCTATTATAACGATGCTAATTTTTGGATGGGTTAAAACCTCAGTTCTTATCGGCCATATGCCTTCTACAAATACTACTAGGTGGACGGAATTTATATGTTTTATCTTATTCATTCCTATATTCATTCTATTAATCCGAGATGCAATCAATTCTACTAAATATTCAGTATCTAAAGATTTAGTAAATAAGGTGACTGATCTTGAGATTTTTTTAGATTCTTCTTCTATCATTTCTAAAGCGGATAAACACGGAAAAATCACTTATGTGAATGAGAAATTTACGGAAGTATCTGGTTATTCACTAGAAGAAGTGATTGGCAAAGACCATAACGTTGTAAACAGCGGAACACATTCAAAAGAGTTTTGGTCTGATATGTATCGTACAGTTGTTAAAGAAAAAAAAATTTGGAACGCTATATGCACCAATCGCAAAAAAGATGAATCCCTATATTACGTAGATACGTTTATTAAATGTGAGTTTGATGAAAAAGGTAATCTTCAAGGATTTATGTCAATTCGCCAAGATGTTACTGAATTAAAAAGAAAAGAAACTGAGATTTCTAACAGAATGAACGCTATTAACCAGTCGAATGCGGTTATTGAATTTGACTTAGAGGGTAACATAAAATTCGCTAATAAGCTATTTTTAAAAACTTTAGGATATGATAAAAATGAAGAGCTTGTCGGAAAACATCATAGTTTATTTGTTGAAGATGGTGTAAGAGATACTAAAGAATACCGAGATTTTTGGAAAACTTTAGGTGAAGGAAAATTCTTTAGTGGAGAGGTTACACGAAAGAAAAAAGACGGAACTATAATTTATCTTCAAGCAACATACAATCCTATTATAGATAATGACGGTAAATCTTATCGAGTAATGAAAATTGCTACTGATATTACCGAAAGCTATAATCAGCAGAAAGAGATAGAAAAGAAAAATACATATCTTGAGCATGCTGCTAAAATACTTAGGCATGACATGCATAGCGGAATTAACACTTATATGCCTCGTGGTTTGACTTCGTTAGACAGAAGATTAACTGAAGAACAAATAAAAGAATTGAAAATTGAAGCTCCTATTAAAATGATAAAAGAAGGCCTTCGACATACACAGAAAGTCTATAAAGGAGTTTACGAATTTACTAATCTTGTAAAGAAAGATGTAGTGTTAAATCGATTGAATTGTAATCTGAAAGCTATTCTAGAAGATTATCTTTCTGCAACAGCTTATAGATCTCAAGTTAATCTTTCTGACCTAGGGGAGTTTAGTGTTAACGAAGCGTTATTTTGCACATCATTAGATAATTTAATACGCAACGGTCTTAAATATAATGATAGCTTATCTAAAATGATAAATATATATAGAGTAGATGATACATTATTTGTAGAAGATAACGGTAGAGGTCTATCCCAAGAAGAATTTAATCATTTATCTAAGCCATATACTCGTAAAGAAGGGCAGCAAGAATCTGGAACAGGCCTAGGTCTTAATATCTGTATTGCTATATTAGAAGAGCATAAATTTTCAATTACTTGTGATAAATTACCTCAGGGTGGAACTCAAATTAAAATAAAATTAAAATAAAATGATAGATTCAATTTTACTAGTAGATGATGAAAGTTTATTTCATCTAGTATTCGAAGACGCTTGTAGCCTTCTAGATATTTCACTTTCATTAGAGAGTCTGGATAGCTCTGATGAAGCAGCTAAACTTTTCTCAGGTTGGCAAAAAGAACCAAATGGAAGACCTGAGTGTGTATTTGTTGACTTGAATATAATCGGTTCTTCATACGATGGTATCGAGCTTATACGTAAAATAAACTTTGAATATGGTAACAATGTAGTTATTGGAATTATATCCTCTTCTGATGAGCCTGAAGAACAAGCAAAAGCTGTTAAATCAGGAGCTCAATTTTGGATAATCAAGTCAGATGATATTGAGCCAAGGCTTGAAGAATTTAAAAAGGATTTTGAAGGTTATAAAAATAGAACAAATCCTTTCAAAATATACAGGTAATGAAAGTAGACAAAACCATAAGGGATTGGTTAATAGAAGTTCAAAAGACAAAGCGTGTGTCTCTTGAGGGTAACATTCTAAAGCTTATTGATGCTGAGGAAGATGATGTAGATTTTAAGACTTATCTTTCATCTTCAATAGAAAAAGATAAAGAAAGCCGTAGGAAAAGACTTGAAATTACAAAACAGGTTCAGACAAGAAACCGTGAGTTGCAAGAATCTGAAGAAGAAAATTTGCGAATTAACAAAGAATTAATTGTTGCTTTACAAGACGCTGAAGAGTCTAAAAATGAGGCATTGCAAATGAAAGATAAGGCATTAACTGATTTAGATGTGTTGCAAAAAAAGTCTCAATTTGAGCTGATTGGAACAATTGTTAAAACAGCACTATTTATCATTATCGGTGTTGGTATTTTTACTACAATAATGTACGGTGTTGCAATGATTACTGGTAAAGACACGCAGATTATTGGTTCAACTTGGTCTAATATGTTTGGCATCTTACTAACGAATGCATTTTCTATAGTAGGAACAATAATGGGGGTTAAATATGCAACTGAAAATAAACAATAAAAAACAGAATAATATGATACTAAAAAAAGGAGACAACAATGATACTGTTAAAAAAATTCAAGCAGTATTAGGTGTAGAACAAATAGGAAGTTTTGGTCCTAAAACAGAAGCTGCTGTTATTGAGTTTCAAAAAAAACACGGATTAACCCCAGATGGAGTTGTAGGCTCTACAACATTAGCTAAAATGGGTATCGTCCTAGATGCTAAACCAGTAATAGTAACAACACCAACAGGCAAGTATACTAAAGAACAAATTGAAACTGCCGTTAAGACGAAAGGTCATAAGTGGTTTGATGATAAAGACTTTGTATTAAATATTGTTGGAGTAAGAAACTCTTCGACAGGTCAAAAAGTAACTAATGTGTTTGATGACCACATAACTCTTTCATACAAAGAAGGTGGCGTTTGGAAATGCCATGTTTGGCCAGCTACTACAGACCCTGGAACAAAAGGAGTTATGCAGTATGGCAATAAAGCTGGTGTTGCTAGATTAGTTGAAGGTCAATATACTAACTCTCATATTATGAGACTTCATGCAGGTAAATATGAAGCATTAGGGCAGAATAAACCCGTAAAAGTATATCGTGATCCAAACAAGGATATGATATATGATGAAAAGTCTATTCAAGAAGGTCTTTTTGGAATTAACATTCACAAAGCTGGTGCTGATTCAACATATGTTGAAAACTGGTCAGAAGGATGTCAGGTATTTAAAAAATCTGCAGACTTTGAAGAATTTATGAAAATATGTAGAAAAGCTAAAGATTTGCATGGCAATAACTTTACATATACATTAATTGAATCAAAAGATATTATATAAGGCAAAAAAATCAATGATGCTAAGTTTTAACATAAGTTGAAAATTGGCATCATTGATTTTTTTTAACTATTTAGTTGTCTATTAATTACAATTAAGTGACAGGCGCCAACCACATATGAATCACTCATATCATAGTTCTCATCCATCAACTTTCTTGTTCTTGGGCTATATCTCCAATTGATTTGTGGTTCTTTCTCCATAACTTTTCTCCAAACTTCGTGTTTGATTGACCCTTCTTCCTTTATGACTTTTAAACCTGGGAACACAGTTGATCTAGCGTTATTTACATTGTAATATGCAGGCTCTTGATTGTAGTTTGTGTATAACCAAGAACTAATCATTCCATTGAAGTGATTTAAAGTTGCAATAGTGTCAGCAGAAGAGAATTTTCCTTTAAACTTTTTTAAGGGCTCTTCTATTGCAACTGTCTCAATTTCCATCTTATCTATACCTTCTTGACGCATTTCTACGATAAACTTTTCTAGTCTCTCAAACTTTGTTTGCTTGCTATTGAATTTTACGCAACTCATCTTTAATAATTTTCCTGCGTTGTTAAATACACAATAACCAATACAAGTTGTAGAAATATCTAATGCTAATACCATAATAATTTTTTAATAAACATAAAAAAAGCCCTGACTAATATCAAGGCTTCTTTTTAATATTACTTTTATTTAAACATCAATATTCAAAGTGAAATTGATGATGTTTGTATAGGTTTTCTCTAGTGGCTCACTTAGTTTTGCAACAGCTACCAACTCATTTATTCTGTTATACAAACCAACTTCTGTTACATAAACAGATTCGAAACCATTAGTTTGGTTTAGCATTTCATTATAGTTGTATAAAAAATCCCAACTTGGATTATTAGAAAAATAAAACTCTTGTGGTAGCGCTAAACAAACAACGGTAGTCTTATACTCAATACTGATATCTATATAAGAAATATTTGATGTCGGTGTTGCTGAGAAATAAATATTTGAAGTTCCTGCAGCAACATTTGGTGTTCCAGTATATTCTTCTTGACCTAAATTCCAAGGAATATTATTAACAATAGAAGGGTGCGTAAATACAATGAAACCTTTATCTAACGCAACAAAACCAAGAGGAATGTCATAGTTGTAACCTTGATTTGTGTTTGTAGGGTAGTTTTCAGGGACTCCATTTGCCAATGTAACGCTTGACCAAGGTCTTTTATCCGTATTAATATCAGAAGTCATTAAATCAGCATAAGAAACCGCAGCAGGTCTTTCTGTGTAGGTCAATCCTAATCCCCAAGTTGTATTTGCGGAGTGAGAAATTGTCCCACCACCTGTTTTACCTGTGTATGGCTTATTTATTTCATCAGAAAATAAAAATGCTATGTTGTTTCCTAATATTGGATTGCTATCTGTCTTCGTTAAAGTTGTATATGTGCTAGAGTATATAGTTTTAGCGCTTATACCTGTAGACCCGCTAAGTTGAGGTACATCTATAGTAATACTTCTTCCGTCAATTACTTCGCTATAATTTTCTTTTGGAATTGGTACAATAACTATCTTATCACAATTGACTTGATATATTTCAGGATATTGTTTTGCCAATGTAGATCCACTAGATAAAGCATCGTATTCATACGGAAGACCAAATGAAGAAAAATAATTTGCTTCTTTAGAAACAGTGTCTGTTCTATCGCACAAAGTATAAACTAACTCACTACCATTCATTCCAGTGAAGGATATCTTTTCCTGTCTACTAGAAATCATGCTGGTTACTGGCTTAAATAATGTATTAGGCATATTTTTATGTTTTTATTTTTTATTTTTTATTAAATTTATAACTTTTCGATATCTTATAAATTATCCACCTATTACACGACCTGGAAACCCTGTTATTTGAGTAGCTATTGTTTGACGACCTGGAACACTTGTTACTGGTGTTGTAGGGGTGGCAAATGAAGTTGCTAATTGATTTTCTACTGATTGTGCAACTTCCAATTGAGTACTAAATAAAGCACTGAATGTAAAATAGAAAGTGACGGCTTCTGCTGGTTTATTTGTAGAACTTCCGTATGTTGTAAATCTTAATGCTTTTGTTTTTGTTCCAGTAGCATTAAATTGTTGAGAAACAGGTAGATGTGAAATTATAAATTGTTTTAATTTACTTTTGTATGTAGTTGGAATTCCAGTTTTATAATCATAAAAACCATCTGCCATATTAGAATTTTTAACTGCAAATGTCAAATATATTCTATTACTAGAAGTTCCATTTGGAAAGTGAAATTTTAAATATGGAGCTCCCTGACCAGTGTCTGAAGTAATAGGAACTACACATTTTTTACCACCAGTTAAAGTTACAGAAGTGATAGTACTATTGAAAGGCCCGCTTACATTATAGCCTTCAGCTATAATTTGTCCTGAAATTTCATCTGTTGTAGAAAATGTAATTTCCTTATGAAATATTGTTGTTGGATCTGAATTTTGTGTTGTTGCCATATTTATATTTTTATTAAATTAATAATTTACATTTATAGTCTTATTAGGTAAACTCAATACCAGTAAGAACAACTCTAATTTCAGGCGGAGTATCTGTTGCTGTTGGGAATTGAGTCGCACTATCCACGTCTAATGTCAATATATCATTAGGAGCGCTTGTGTCATAAAGAGGGTCTGATAAAATTAAAACGTCAACAGTTTGATACAATAAATTTGTTTGAGTATAATCCGTAGTTGCTTTTATACAATTATCGTTTTTTCCAGAAATATCAGGAACATCTCCTGAAATTAATCTAGCAGCTGTTTGATAATTTGTATCTACGTCACTTAGTGTAAAGTACAAAATCTCTAATAAGTCATTCCCAGCGCTATCAAACCTAATGTTACCTTGATTGAAAAGGTATTTTCTACCTTTTTCCGTAAGGTAAGCGGTGGCATATACTGTACTCGCTGATTCTATTTTTCCCATAATTTTATTCTTTTAAATAAATATTGTAAATTAAATTTTTTTTAAAAATCTATTTCCAATTGTATTGCTAAATATCTGTTTACATTCTTTTTTATAGGCTCTGTTGGCTTACCTATTGCCACCAATTCACCTGTAGAGTCTAATACTGCAATTTCAGTAACATAAATGTCTGTATCGTAAGCCGAATCA